GTGGCTATCCCTCTAAATTGCTTTAACCTACAAAACATATTTTCTACTAAGTGCCTGATTTTATATAAATACCAATCCATATGGTCATTGTTTGATTGGCTATTGGTTTTTTAGGTATATTGCTTTTGTTCCAGTTGCTCTAATCTGCTGTCTTAATGGCTCTGAATCGTAGCCTTTATCTGCACATACAATCTCTGCCTCATTTAAATGAGTTTTGAAATTAAATCAGGTGCGACTTAACATCATGTGTGTTCCATCAGTAATAATGAAATCAATAGGATTCCCATTTGAATCTACAACTAAATGTATTTTGGAGGAGTTTCCTCCTGCACTTTTAGAGATTGCCTGATCAGCAATACCCGCAGAATGTTGATGAGCACGAATATGGGAACCATCGATGAATAGCCATTCCATATCGGTATTCAGTGATAATAATTTGAATATAGTGAGTAACTTACCACTACTTGACCAGCGATTAAAACGTTTAAAAATAGAGTTCGGTTGTCCAAAGCAAGTGGGTATGTCACGCCAAGGACATCCAGTTCTTATCCTATAAAGAATCGCTTCAATAAAATTTCTTAAATTTGAGTTGAGATGAATGGATAAATTACGCAAAATAGCTTTCAACTTTTGCCAGTGTTGATCTGTTAACATGGTACGAGGCATAGCGAATAGTAAAATTGGGTTTGGCGATTTAATTTTACTACTTCGCTATTTTTTAATCTAAAAGTGTCAACACACCCTAAATCTTTTAAAATAAAAACCACTTTGATTGAGTCAGTCATGTGATACGCCCATTTTTAATTGATTTAAAAAAATGATCTTAGAAAGTGTTTAGGGCAAATTGCTAATTTTTTCTTCATTGTAAGCTAAAACGACATTTGGCATTATTGATTCCATCTTTTAACAGTGAATTTGTATGCAAATTTCTAAAATAAGACACTTTATATTGATAATGTTGTGTACAACCGCAAGTAACTTTGTTTACGGCTGTGAACCTGCAACACCTGATTGGGCAATGCTTTTTCAAGCTGCTGATAAAAACAAAAATAAACTTCTTGAAAAAAATGAGTGGGTTGCACTAAATCTATTAAAAGAGCCAATGCCATGGGTAGATCCACCATCAAAAAAAGACCCCAATCGGTTAAGTATATTCGAGAAATTAGATGATGATAAAAATGGGAAACTCAGTAAAAATGAGTTTGCTGAAGGTGTCTATAGTTACTATTTTACAAATCCATGTGCGGAATTAGAATATCGAGAGCAAATTAAACCAGATTCTACATGGCAAAAATTTATGAATATTTTATTTAAAAACTAACCACTATTGAATAGTCTTCTTACGAGAGTATAAAAACTGGACTGTGATAACTCGGCTTTAATATTTGAATTTTTAAAAGTATATAAAATTATTCATTATTATTTGGGTTTTGTTGCATACATTCTTGCTCGATGTCATTCATAAAATTCGACGTGATAACCATTTTACCCATTACACTCGAATTAATCGGCTCTTTATAAGCTTTTTGAATTAGTTTGTTAATTTCATTTTTATTGTATTTTTCGTCTACAGAAAGGAGCTTATTTTGAAGATCACTTATCTTTCTTCCATCCTGTCTGAACCCCATAATTGAAAATGCTCTATTTGCTAGTACGAAGTAATGACCACCTTCATCGTTCTGAAGAATATCTTCGAGTTCATTCGTTTAATTTTCAGCAAATGCTTTGGATGAAACCAATATAAACAACAATAAAAGCAATCTCAATTAGTGGTGGAACAGCAGTGTCAGCAGTAGCCGTATTAATCCAATTTGGGCAAAGTTTGAGTTCAGTAATTTTAAGAGGCGAGGAATAACCACCTTGCGGAGTTGTAAGCCTGAGATTTGCACAGGCAATAAAAAAACCGCCTTTCAGCGGCATTCTGTAATTTGAGATTAAATGCATTTATTTTCTGGATTGTTTATTTTTTCATTTAAATATTTTAAATTGTCTAGCCACTCATCTTTACTAGCATTAATAAAAAATGATTTCTCTTTTGCAGATTCATACTCTTTAAAGTTGTTTAAAATATGTAAATCAAAATCCCTTTCTGCTTTCCATGTTAAACAGTCTCTAGCGGCTTGAATTTTAATTTTATCTTCAACCTTGGTAACCATGTTCCCGTCAGGATACCTGTAAACATCATTACTATTAGTTTGAGCCTCAATAAACTTAGTTTGCAACCTGTAGTATTCATCTTCAAATGGCTGAGCTACCCCCGCAAAACTGTTAGTCACAAATAAAAATCCTAAAAAATAAATTATTAATTTCATTTAAGTTTTTTCCATTATTTAAAAAATTAGCAACATTATACTGAAAACCCTAAATTCTTAAATGTCTTCTCATCAATTTCTTTTAACTGCTTCAGTGTATATTTCTAGTCAGTTAATGGATTAATCAATCTCTCAATTAGATATTTGTCAGTTTTATATAATTTATATCAAGTCTTGCCAATTCACCTGCAACTGGCAAAGTATATTCACCATTTTTCTACAAAAAAGAAAAAGAATTTCCAATCTAATATTACTAAAGTTCTACCTTGTAATTGAAGCTTTTCAGCTTCTTGGCAATAATCATAAAAATAGCCCGTCTAACCCTCAGCTGTTGATTCAAGTGTGATTTTTTCATCAACACTCACAGCTTCAAAAGCACCAGTGACAATTTCACGCGCATTATCTGGATTTTTTGCACAAATTTTACCAAACTCTGAAATAGGCAGGCGTTTTAAAGTACTGCCATGAAAGAGAAATCCTTACCAAGTGAACATGAATTTAAGTTTTGCTGCTTTTGTGATGGTGAATTGATAGAAGAAAAGGAGGAAGGTTGATGGAAATTGATCGTCATGTCCGAGCTAATGTTATTATGGATTACTTAGAATAAGGTAGCAAAAAGTTCTACTCTGAAATTAACAAAGGAAATATCAAACGGTCCAATCGAATTTTGGAAAAAAATGTGTTCTGGTATGAGTCCTATGTAAAGCAAAAAGTGGAAGAATTTAAACAAGAATCTGATATTATAGCCTGCACCTAGCAGGCTTTTTTTATTTTGTGCTGTGACTAGGTACTTTTGCCAAAACGGGTAACCTAACGGGTATCCAAAATCACCAAACAAAATAAATTGATAAATTTCTATAGGTTAGTATCAATATGCTTCTAATGATCGAAAAAAAACATTGAGCAAATTAAATAAAACTACAGCAAATTTTAAAATCTTATAATTTATAAAATTCAATCATTTATCAAACTGTATAAAACCTTGAAAAACTATACAAAACGCATCACTTTGAGTACATTATTGAGTACACCTAAATTTTTCTCAAAGTGTACTCAATGTTAAGCGATACAAAAATCAAATCATTAAAGCCAACTGATAAAATTTATCGAGTTATTGATTCACTGGGCTTATATATTGAAGTTCGTCCCAATGGTCGAAAGTATTGGCGTTATCGTTACCAATGGCAAAAAAATACAACGATGGTTGGTATTGGTGAATATCCAATGGTTCAATTAGCAGAAGCTAGAAAGAAAAGAGATGAAGCTAAGGCACTTTTATTAAGTGGAAAAAATCCAGCTCAAGAAAAAAAAGCCAATACTCAAGTAGAAGTTACATCGAATACATTTAAAGATATTGCAGAAGAATATAAAAATGAATATCTAAAATCAAAGTCTGAGCGATATGTGAATCAATTTGACACCTCTATGAATAAAGATGTCTACAAAGTAATTGGTGACAAAGATATAAAAGAGGTCTCATCTGCTGATATTCTTACAATTATGAAAAATACGATTAAGCGTATTAAAAAACAAAAAAATTTCGGTACTGGTGAAGTAACAGCTATACAAAATCGAAAATTTATAGGCGCTGTAATGCGTTATGCAATTACCAGTTTACGGGCTGAGTACGACCCTACCCTTGCAGTAGTTGGCGCAGTCCAACGACCGGATGTTGAACATGCTCGACCATTGACGAAAGAAGAAGCTAAAAATCTAAGAAGTAAATTAGAAAACTATAGAGGATCTACAACTGTAAAAAATGCAGGGTTGACGATGTTGTACTCTATGCTAAGAACTATTGAAATAAGACGTATGCAGTGGGATTTTGTGGACTTTGAAGCAAGAACTATTACATTCCCAATTGCTTCTAAACGTACTGGACAAGCGCGCACAACTAAGAAAAATAGAATTCATATTGTTCCAATGTCTGATCAAATTTTTAAAATTCTGCAAGAGCAGTATGTTGTAACTGGAAACCAAGAATATGTTTTTTCTTCAGTCTATAAAACTGGGATGATTGCCTCCACAACATTAAATAGAATGCTTGAGTATATTGGGCTTGGTGAAGTAACTGCACATGATTTCAGAGCTACAGCATCAACACTACTGAATGAAAAAGGATATGATGAAGATTGGATTGAGAAGCAGCTTGCACATGCAGATGATAATAAAACAAGGGCTTCATATAATCATGCAAGATATTTAGAAGAAAGAAGAAATATGCTACAAGATTGGGCAGATATTGTAGATAGTTGGAACGATATTAAATGAAATATATCATATTGAAAAGTTGAAATAAAAGATAAAAAAAATGCATTTTTTTTATCTTTAGATTAACATTGCAAAATGATTACAGTCTTGTTTGAAATTATTTTAGAAATTCCGAGATTTTATGAAAAAACTTACTAAAAATTGGTTGTTAAAACAAACTATTGCAACCCAAAGAGACCTATATACAAAATCAAGGAAAGAAAATATAAAAAATGAGTTTAAAAAAAATAAAAGTATCATTTTTGAACCATTTTTTAGTCTGGGCGAAAAACATTGTCGAAGCAAAATATTAAAAGCAACGAAACAAATTCAGAATAGACAAACACCTAGAACTGATGATGTTTTGTATTTAGATTTCAGTAAAGTTGAAACTCTTTATGCGCCAGCTACAATATATTTTTCACATATAATCGAGCGATATAAGAAAGTAAAAATACACTCTAGAGCTTCGAGTAAAAGTAGTATAGTCCGTGCCATGATGACAAAACTTGGTTTACATTCGCACCTAGGATTAGCTGAAAGTTATTCAAATCATGAAATGACAAATTGGCATACATTTCAAGGAACTGATTTAACTTTTGGCAAGGACTATGATGAGATTGAAAATATTCTTTCTGAAAAATTAGAATATGATACATTCTTAATAGTAAATGATGCTATTTCAGAAGCAGTAAGTAATGTTTTAAATCATGCTTACGATAAAAATTACAGATACCTTGGATGGAAAGTCTCATTAAAAGTTTCATCTGATTGTCTTTCACTGGTCATAACTGATTTAGGAAAGAGTATTCCGGCTACCGTTCCCGATAAAATTGATGATCATATGAAAAATAGATTAAAAAACCTCTTCGATTTGAATAACTTTTTTGGCATGGACGATGCGCAACTAATTGATGTAGCCAGTGTATTTAGAAGAACTAGTACAAATGAGAAACATCGTGGTAAAGGCTTTGGTGATATGTTAGAAGTTTGTAAAACTGTCAAAAATTCTACTTTAATGGTTTATAGTAGAAGAGGAATTTGGGCGAGTGATGGACAAAAATTTAAGAAAATGATTAATTTCAAAGATCAAATTAATGGTACAATTATTTTCTGGAAGTTACCCTTAGTTTCTCTTTCATCTTCTCAAGAGCACGAACTCTAGTTGAATAGGGGGATGGACATGACTGATATGATTATTAACATTGCTACAGACTTTTATCCTCGCCCTGCTGGGCGCTTTTCTTCTGATGGAGAATATACTGGTGAAACTTTTCGTGAAAAATTTTTGACACCAAATTTAGAAGTTATTCAAAATTCTAATGGATCAAACAATCATCTGATTGTTGATTTTACTGGTGTTACAATGGCAGGTTCATCTTTTTTAGAAGAGGCTTTCGGTGGTTTAGTCCGCAATAGCCGATTTACTAAAGATTTTTTGAAAAATGCATTAGTTATCAAAAGTCCTAAACGACCAATAATTAAAGAGCGAATTGAAACATATATAAATGAGGCTTAACAATTGTTAGAGTTTCTTTGGGATTGTAAAGCCAATATTCTTATTGGCTTATTTTCTTTCTTCAGCTCATTTGATTTTGTGAAGCTCCTTGTTGTGGTGCCTATATATGTTTTTGTTCAAAGGGTTCACAATCAAACTCAACAGCGTTCTTTAAAGTCAATATCTGATGAAATCATCAAAATAAATGATTTTGTTATTGAATTTGTTATCAAAATTAATAAATTTCAAATTGGCGAAACAGTAGATGAAAAAACTCTAAATGAACTTCTAATTTTGAAAGCTAAAATAAATTCACATCTGAACTATTTGACAGAAAATATATTAGCTTTTCCCTATGGAGGACCATTGAATTATGCTTGTTTCTTCTTGTTCCGAAGATATGTTTCTAAACGTTCTAAAATTAAATCAGAATCGCTTGATGTCATTTATCAAGAAACAATTTTAGATGATACAATATTGAGTCTTGAAAAAAAATTTGTTAATAAAAATAATGAATTAATTGTTAAGACCAATAAACTACAAGATCGAGATGTTTTATTCAATAAATCGCATACTCAAATTTATAATATTAAGAAAAAACAGCGTCTTGCTGTACTAGATCAAGAATCAATAGACAAGATAGTCAATATTGGAGCTGAACTAATTTCTCATTTAGAGAATAATTCTCGAAAAGTTTTCTGATTTATTTTGGGGGTTAAACATGTGCTCAAACTATGAAATTCCCACCCGAAGCTCCCTCGCCTTTCTTGATGTCGAGCCTGATCAGTTAGACCTAGAATTAAAATCGCATGTCTATCCAGGATACCATGCTCCAATCATTATGCGCGGTTTTGATCTAGATGTCGGTAAGTTTGGACTTTTGCCGAGTTGGGCTAAAGATTTCAAGTTTAGCTCACATACATATAATGCGAGAACTGAAACTGTAGCTGAGAAACCAAGTTTTCGCCATGCATGGAAGTACAGCAAGTTTTGTCTTGTACCTGTTCAAGAATTTTATGAGCCCAAATACATTGATGGCAAAGCACATTGGTATGTAAAAATTAGCCCTCACTCAGAGGGCTTTCACGCAAATACCAACACTCACATTTGTATTAACAGTGTGGGCAGTACAACCAGTTAGAAATGAGCAAAGTAAAAAACTAATTATCTTGAGCTGCATATTTTAGATTCTCAGCGACTCGATTAGTCCACCCTTTGCCATAAGTTGCCCAAGTTTTTAAGGACGTATAAAAACTCAAACGCTCAGAAGCCAACAGTAATAGAACATCATTCACATCTTTAGCATTTACTGCAGCAATTGTTTTAGGTCCTATAATTCCATCATCCGGAACACCAACAGACTGTTGTAGCTCCTTGATTGCTCGACTCTTCCCCGCATTTACAGCAAAGTCCCACAATTGAAAAACGATCGCTGGGTGTAATTGATCAGCCCCTAATTTATCCCACCAATCCTTTTTATAGATTGCTTTGGCTTGTTCAATGGTTAAGTTTTTAAGGTCTAAATTTGGGTATGTATTGGCAGCAATTCCGTAATTAGTACCTTTTAATACCCCCTTTCCAACTTTTCCACCCGTCCAATTACCAGGATCATTTCGATCAGTTGAAAATCCACCTTCATGGCCAATTAATCGATCAAATGCTTTTTCAAAATTCATTTAAATATTGCTCCAAATGCCTCTTTAACCTCAGAGATGATTTCATTAAAAGATTTGCCTTTAAGTAGCTGCACTGACTGGTAAGCAATACCAATACAAAGCATTCCAAAAATGGCAAAAATCAACATGACAAATCCCTGTGCCATGTGTGTGTAGTGGGTTAAGTCGTAATACTCAATAAATGCAGATCCACCGTATAAGCTGATAGCAACACTGAAAGTAAATTTCATAATGACGCCCATCGTGATTTTGATACGTCCTTGAGTGTCTATATCTCCTGATAAAGTAAGTGCAAAAATTGCCCCAATTACCGCAGCCATAATTTTAAAAAGCCATGGTAAGCTTTTGATTGAAATCGGATCGTTCAATGTATTTCCCCTAATTTTTGGCAATAAAAAAGCACCCGATTGGGTGCCTGTATTTGGTTAATTTCATACTTCTATCTGAACCACAGTGCCCTCTGGTGCAGATCTTTTGATTTCATTATTCGAGATAAAAACTTTTGTGCCGACTGTGTAACGTGCATTACTCGTGCACAGAACTAAACCACTGCCATCAATCACTAAAACCTTATATTTAGGATGATCTTCATGTGTGATGGTCCCAATAAATTCGGGTGACTTAGGCAGTAAATTTAGTAAACGTTTTAATGCATTACTCATCTCGATTCACCCTTTCGACCTTAATTGCTTGATTAGTAACGGCGTGAGTGAATGAGACAGAAACAGCATCAACAATGCCCCACCAACTGCCATTAAAACCGATCAATTCACCCGGTGAACATTCACCGATTTCGACACTATTTGGCATCGCAATACTGTGTGTTTCAACCATACCTGCTTTTGCTAACTCAGCTTTACCAAATGCCCCCATGCTATCCACTGTAAACAATGGGTTATTCACTGTTTCAAGCAAAATATCTGCTGCAGTACCTGAACGTTTAACTTGACCAGTGTTACCAGTTCTATCATTACTTAATGTGATACCGTTATAGTCTGGATAGAGCTCATAGTCAGTCGATAAATCCGTGACAATACTTTCGGGAATTAAGCGATCGTAATCATTTAAAATCACGTTATCCCAAAAAGTTTTTTTATACTTCGGTTTGATTGTGAGCTTATTGCCGGCTTTCTCACTGTAAACGAAACCGCCTGCACTCTCTGCCAACATTTTAATGACGGCAATCGGTGTTTGATTGGAATAGCTTAAGCTGTTGATTGGAACAATCCAGCCCAACGCATCAACCAGTTTCCAATTCAATTCGGCTTGATTATTCACTCGATCCAACTCAGCTTGCGCTAACTGTACCGAGGTTCTTTCATTCTCCTGTAAATAAGTTCTTGTGGGGGCGTATGGCGCATCAAGTAATGCGGATTGACTACGCCCGGATAGGTTATAGGTGATATAACCGAACTTTTGAGATCTGCTACGGTTTTCAAGTAGCATATGATGCTCATGCCCATTCACCATAATTTTTAAAATCACGGGTTGTGCATTGATTGGCTCAAGTTTACTGATTTCACTATTTGGAACGGTCAAACTATACGACCAACACCATCGGCTGCGATCGCTACTATAATTGCCATCCAGTACATTGATATTTTCACCATTATCTAACCGTGTTACAGATAATTCATTCACGATATACCACCAATTCTTATTGCTGATTTCAGGAATTTGCGGTTTCTGAGGATCAGGTAAACATTTATCAGGTTCAAAATTTAAATGAGCGTTAAGGCGATCGACTTCATTAGTTGTGCAGCAGAAATTGAGCCTAATACTTTTCTTATCCCAGCCCTGTGGTGTAATTTCCTCAGGCTTTGGCCAAGGCTGAATTGCATGTTTTCGATAATGAATTGATTTCGCTTTTTCCCATGGAATTGCGTCTGTAGTTATGAACTCTAAGCCTTGATCAGCAATGAATTGATAACGCTTTTCAAATACATGAGCGACTTCATGTGAGTATCGAATAATCTTGTTTTTTCGGACCAATTCAACCCAATCGAAAATTGCATGAATCTTGAGTTTTTTGGATTCTTCAAAAACTAAATTCTGAGTAATGAAAGCTAATTTATTTTCTTGCCAAACAAAGCCTGTAACACCTCTTAAAGTCACAGCCTGTTCATATACAGCACGTACAGCCCTATGCAGATTCAAGCCTTTGTCAAAACGATTGAACGGCTGAATACTTCGGGTAGCACCAAATTCATACTGAAGCCCATTTTGATGGGCGCGTATATAAGGATCTGACCAGATTAAGCCAATTGAATTGCTTAAGACCCTTGCCCGGCTTTGAAATGGATATAGGCTCTCACCAAACACACCACGATTAAAATTAATATCAAAACGAGCATTTGATTCAGATTTAAAATTGGTTTGTATGGTGCTTACTAGACTGCAAAAGCGATCAATGACGACTGCGTTAATTGCAGCATTGAATGCAGTGTTTAGATTACTATCAATTGTTGAAGCATCACCCACCACACCTGTTATATAACTTTCTAAGCGTGTCGATATAACTGAAGAAAGCGCATTATAGTCATAGGTCTGAGCTTGCATTTTGGCAATGAATGCTGTGTTTATAACGGCATCTAATGATGCTGTTTCTGCATTCTCAGCCCCGAAATTTAATGATGTAGATCCTGTCGCAAGATCTTTAAATTTCAGGTCGACATGGTGAATCTTGGGAGGTGTATAGTTAGACACATGCTCACCTCTTAAACGTTCGGCTTAAACACAATTGAGTTCAACATCAAAGTGCTACCTTGAATTAATCCGGGATTATTCAAGCTAATATCTGTTCCCACTTCAAAATCGGCAACCGCTTTCCCTGCGCCATTGAATAAACGTGCCCATATTGCTGTGCCATTTTTAACGACCACTGAAGCATCAGTTTGATGAAGCTCAATGCTGTCTGCATTCATTTTCTTAAAACAAGGCTTCGGCAAAGTGAGGATAACCAAGCGAGTTGTATTATCCGCAGCAATATCTAAAGATTCAGGTTTTGCACTACTATAAAAAACAAAGGTAGCATTTGCGCTACCTTGATCAATGTAAGTTGCCAATGCTTGCAATTGTGCAAGACTCGCTGCTATAGATGGGACAATCATCAGCTCACCTTATCCTGTACTGCAATGTTATATTCGCCTGCTGGATCTACAGCCAAGACATAACTTTTAGAATCACTTTGACCAAAGAGCAAATAAGTGCCGTCACTTTTAGAATGTGCTCGACTTAACAACTCACCCGTAATTCGATTATAAGCTCGTACGGGGCAAGCAATTGGAACGTTTAATTTCGTGGTTATCCCTTTAATTAAAATGTTCGCCTTATGTGCCAATGCTTTGGGTGAATACTCACCATTTAGTATCTTAAAAGCTGGTCTAGACCCGACTTGGCTAAATTCACTTTCTCCAAATAGGATTTTCATGCTTTATTCTCCATCGTAGATAGTGAAAAATAACATTCCTAGAGTTCCACCAGTGTCTGAACGCATTCGGCAACCGATATATGCTTTGTTTGGTTCAGAGAAAATTGCGTAATTTGCTGTTGCAGTCGCATCATTCACACAAGCTTGTACCAATGGTAATGCATCCATAATGTAACCATCTGGATCAGCGAAATATATTGGTGAGAGTACATAACCTTCAGTTGGATCTGATTTGATTGAGTTGGCAGCAGCACCAGAAATAACATTACCAAAACCGCTAATCAAACGGCTATAACGAGTGTTTATCAGAGCGCCTGAATACCCTGTCATTGCTGCTACTTCTGCCCTACCAGTATTTGAAAGAGGTGTACCAATAGATATGTAATCATTAAATGTTGCTGAATGATTGGATGCACAAAGAAATGGCTTGGCTAATCCCTTATGTTGAATTACTCCAAAACAATAAGGGGCTTCAAAAGTTTGCCCAATAGTTAAACCATTAATTAAATAAAAGCTATCTTTTGTCCCAATCAGCACCCAAGGTCGATTTCCATTTTGAGGTAATTGATATTCTGATACATATGTTGAGTAAGCTACATCAGCAATGGCTGCATATCGCCATTTAAACCATCCATTACTATTTCCTTCTCCTGTCCAGTTTCGACTGGGTTTTGTCGGATCGAATGGCGCTTGATTGCCAGTTAAATCATCAATGCCAGTGCAAGAATCTAAAATACCCACTTTGGCATATTTTGCATAATTGGTGTTATATACAGGATCTAGACTGTTATCGACTCTTAAAAAATAAGGATTCGCTGTTCTATCTTTTGCGCTATAGACCGCTTTTTGTGTGCCTGAAAATGCCTTTTTCCATCCCAAAGATGCTAATTTGCAAGAGATCGTACCTGTAGCCATCGTATCGGGTGAATTAATGACAAATTCAATCGTGTTAGAGGTCACACCTAAAACTTTATGTTCGCCATTAAATATCTGTTGATCTGCATTGGAAATCTCAACAACTTGGAATTGCTGTAGGTTATGACTTGTGCCAAAAGTTGCCGTTGCTACTCCATCTTTTACGACCAGTGTTGAAACCAATTGAGAGCCCATGCCTGTGACCAGACAAGCATCGAGCACATCGATCATACAACCCCATGAGTTTGAGAGTTGAGGCGCATTTGTATTTCCAAAACTAAACCACTTAATATCTGTATTCGACATTTCTTTTACTCATAAAAAAACCGCCTTAGGCGGTTATCAAAAATTAATAGGATTTATAGAATTCGGTCTATATCACCGCGTAGCATGATTTGAAATTGATCTGTAAGCTCAGTGGGTTCAGACTGTTTAACGGTACGAATTACCCAAACTGGATGCATGGCTGCATGGGTATCAAAAAAGATTACATTGCCAGGCACCCAACCAGTTCCCCAACCTTCTTTTTTAATCTTGAAGTAAGGTACACCTGTAACCGGGTTAATCGGTGCATTGTCACTGTTGATGTTGCCTGTTCCGATTTGACCTGAATACTGACCAATAATTCTAAAGTTTGTATTATCGGTGAAAACAAGTGCCCAACGTTCTTGAATTGCGCCCTTATTGGTCATCACAATTGGATATAGCGCATCGTTATAGCGTGCTGAAATTGGTGCGCCTGTAGGCTCATCAACCCACACATTGCTCCACGTACCTTGTGAGAACATATTTGAATATCGTGCATACATATCACCCACAACCAATGCCGATCCAACAATTGTATTTTCAGCTTCATAATTGTGTGTCAAAGGTTTGGTAAACGTGACTTGTCCACTGATTTGAACATCACGAATTAACCCCATATCCTGATAACGATATTCAATGCTCAAAGGTGGAGTTAAAGCATTGATTGCGAAATCTCCATTAAGCGTGACTTCCCCATAATCGTAGTCCACAACATACATATCGAAAGGAACTTTCACGCCTTTACTGTCTTGAAGCTCACACCACGAAATACGCTTATCATCTAATATATAGGTTTTACCCGCTATATGATCAGGCATCACCATAGATTTGGCAGCGCTGACAATGCCAATATCTCCAACACGGAAGATCGGTACACGGCCATTCGGGGGTAAACGTGTTGCAGATAGACCTAAAATCGAAGCATCAAGCGGAATATAGGTATAAGCCACGGCATTATATTTAACAGAGTCAGGAACAACCCACACAGGCACATTGATATACTTCTTGTTCAGCTCTTCGTATTCTAAAAGTACGTCGTACCAGTCTTTTGCTTCAATTTGTGGTCTATTTGCTTCAGTAATTTCTGTCTTGGTATAAAAATCAATATCTACAAAACCAGTTTCATAATTCACTGAACCATGAGCTTTCGCTGTATCCACTTTGCCCAACTCATCAAACTGGATAGTTAAAGCGCCAAATTCAACCGTACTCAATACCACTGTCACTGACGAAGGGCGAATCGGAATAACTGGAATTCTAAAACTGATATGGTTTAACTCAATCGCATCAGTAGTCGTGGTCAATGACTGTAATGAAATAGCGTTACCGCTAGATGGCGACCAAGAATCAATTTCAACTTCACCAGTACCATAATTCACAGATCCCGAACTGATACCAATATTTGTAGTGCTGTTTATGTTTCTAAACATCACGCCATTTCGGTCCACATAAACATCATTTCCAAGTTTAAAACGCACTGAATTGGTCAATACCTGTTCGCTAAACTGTGGCGTTAAATCAATTTTCAGCTTATCCGCTACAACTTGCTTTTCATTGGGGCTTAACTCTGGTGTATCACGATATTTAATGTTGATATTGGTCGGATAATATGATTTTAATACCATTTTTTCCGACTGAATGGATTCTGTTTGTGGAGAATAGTAGCCCATTATTTACTCCATGATTCAAAGACTTGATAGGTTTTTTGATATACCAATATTTCTAAAAACGGCTTAATCACTACAGCGCCAGTTATATAGTTGATGGTTCCGTGGGTGTTACCTAACTTGTCGTTTAAGTTTCCCGTTGTATCATCAATTTTTGAATCTGTTAAAACCAACTCCCCCCAACGTTGATTTAGTTGGTCCTGTAATTCCATTTTTAACTCGATACTGCCTGCCTGAAGCGCATTGCCTGTACCCACATTAAAACTTAACTCTTGATCCGTTGAAGGCGTTGTAATTAAGTTTTGATTGAGAGGGTAACCACTGTTGTAATTAATGGTGAAAACTGTGCCTTTTTGCGGTAACTGATTTGGAATGAATCTGCCCACGCCCGTCGCATAATTGATCTGTCCAGTCGCATCGCCTGTAAACTTGCCTTGTGCATTACTCGTCGCTACTTTTTCAACATCCTCAAGTTTCCACTTCACCATTACACTATTTGCTGCCACCGCCTCACCGAGTTGAAGCTCAAAGCTTGGACTCTCAAGGGTTAAATTTGAGCGTACAAAGGTTGAAATTGGTGTGCACCACAACACCAGAATATTGCTCCCGACATCTGCAAGTTCACCCGTAGTCAGAAGCCACGAACCTGTTTCATAATTGATTGAACCAGATCCAATTGATGTGGCACCTGCCTTAAGCTGTCCAGATCCATCATCTTTAAGTTCATAAAACTTACCTTTCACCATGAAAGACACCGCAACGCTACCCGGTGCAGGTGGGGGAACTAAAACCCCTGTCCAGTTTGAACCTTGATTTGCTTGTGTGACTTTAATCGATTGGCTCTGTGTATTTTGAGTGGGTGCAGAAGCAGGTTTAAAAGATACATTTAAATTCAATGATCCTGTACCTGCTGCACTGGTCCATTGAATCAAACCCTTTTGATAATCAATTGTGCCGACTTGTGTGCCTGAGGTCGTTTTAAGTAAGCCACCAATATCACTCACTTGAAGATTAAATAAGGTGAAACTCACACTAGAAGGCATGATGCTTGAGCCCAAATAAAGATTTTGAGCTTCAGCAACATAGGTTGCATAACTTGCTGTGACCACCCCATCATTACCTGGCACCAATGCTACTTTTTCACCTGCAGCATTTACATCGATGATTGCAGTTTCACTTTGAGCGCTTGGGATAATCTGAGTGAATACATCCTGAACATTGACTGTAAACTCACCCACTTGAATTTTTTCAGTGGCTTTAGTCGAAGAATAGTATTTACCTGTGTCCGCAACCAGTGTTTCACGGATAATCGTTGTTGACTTTTCACCAGCGTACCAACTTTTTGCAGACAAGCCCACAAAATCAGTTTCAAGCGGATCGCTAATACTATAAGTCGCAATCTTATATTCGATTTCCTTTAACTCGATGACAATTTTTGAAATACGAGTTTCAACTTTTAAGATACGAACATATTGCTCATGACTATTTACTTTGCCCTCATTTGAAACCAATACGATCGCATCACCGACATTACTCTCAGTTTCAGTGGTAAACATACAGACTTGAATCTGTTTCATACCTTGCCAAAGCGTATCGAGTGGTGTACCTGCGATTTGTCCACCTTTAGCAAGATAGGATTCGACTCGGTTTTGTGCTGATTTACGCTCATCCGTATAGCTTCCTGTACTAAATAGCAAAGCCGACACTGCAGGATCCTTCGGTGTTTCAGAAATAAAAACTGTAGAACCCATCAATAGATCAGTATCATTGGTCGATACTGCAGGAAAAACTTTGCGCATCGAGACGTCACCAAGGGTACGGTCCAATTCAGATACATCATTGAAAAGGTTATTGCTCTGACCATCTATAATGACTTGGCCAGAATATTTACCACCCCCGTTGTCTGTATCAGTCAAACGTTCCGACTTGTAAATTACAATGTCTTTGGTTTCAATCATCGTTTAGCTCCAAAAATCGCATTGTGACGTTGTAATAATCATCTTCAGAAACCGTAGGAATTCCCTTTACTGGCTTGGCTTCAATTGCCCCTGCTTCATGATTAAACATAACTTTGAATTTTCGTTTGTCATGAGGGTAATCAAACTCAAGATAAAAATGCTCTTGAAGTGCTGACCAGTCCATAATTTTGCTGAGTTCACGGCGTTTCACCCATCCCATACTGGATTCAGAGGGTATTAATGTGATTAGACGCCCTGCTTTTTTCTTACCCTCTTGAACAATAAGCGCACCATCAATGGCTCTATTTTGTTTCTGTTCAATCGGCTTCCAGTCAAATTCGTCAGACCACAAAAAACCGTTCTCTAAAAGAACGGTTTGATTGGTCGCTTTGCGTATTAATTTCATCAATTAACTACCTTTGTTGATGGCTTCAAGCTCACTAAGAATCGAATTAAGATTGGATTCAGCTGATGGCGAACCATAAACATCAACTTTGTTCTTTCCGGTACTAATTTCATACTTCACAGTTTTGGATGCGCCTGTGTCTAGTGTTGCAGATGTATTGTTAGAATATTGACTATACCTCTCCAATTGCTCTCTTACATAGTTTGCATTTGACATTCCGCCACCCCCACCTGCAAATGCACCAACAATATCAAAGCCGTTTTTTGACAACCAGCCCATAGATGCGTTTTTATAGCTTCGACCATCTGCTGACTTAGAACTCTCAAGAATGTTTTTAGCAATTTTGGTGGCATTTTTATCATCGTAACCCATTGCTTTAAGTTGAGCTTCAACTTCAGACTGATTAAATGCTAACCGAGTTCTCTCACCTCGTGGTGTTACATGCATACCACCTTGCTGAGAATCCAAAGCCTTGGCCCAAGCCTCAGATGAAGAAAGGGCTTCTTCTCGGGCTACTTCACCCATGCGACGATAAGCACTCGTTACACCATTGGATACTCTTGAAGCATGATTGTCAGCAGCTCTATTCATCTCATCAAAAGATTGAACTGTGGCTTTGCCTGTATCGTCTATTTGCACAGATAAACCAAGCGATGCAGCTTTAGCCTGTGCTATCGCGATTTGCGACTTGTCACCAGTTGCAATCACACTATTCAACATTTGTGTGTAGGCTTGCTGAACACCCTCTGCTGTAGCTTGACCGCTTTTTTGAACAACGTTGAACTGCGATGTTGCTGTTTCTGCTGCTAAGGTTAATTGCTCTTTCGTTTTTATCCCAAGAGCATTAAATGCAGCCAAAACTGGATTTAAAGAACCACCTAATCCATTTGCTTTTTGCTCAATCAAACTTAAACCATAAGCTGCTTGTTCACCAGTGATTAAGCCTTGTTTCGCAAGTTGCTCAAGTTTGCCTTTTGCATAATCAAGCTCTTGACCAGTTTGAGCGGTATTAATCGCTTTATTCACGCTCTCCGAAAGCGCTAATCCTGTATCAATACCTTGCTGCTTAAATTCATCAAGATGATCTACAACAACTTGAATATCATTAGATGCTGACTGAAATGTTTTAGAGAATCTGCCTTGCAGTTGTTGAGCATCTAGACCTGTTCTTTCTAAAGCTAAACCCATCACAGCTTTTGTTATTTCAGCACTTTTCTCAGCCTCTTTAGCAGTACCAGCGAATGCTGCTTTAGCATTGGTTTGGAATACAACTAAATCCTCATTAACCAAAGCGTTTCTAAGCACATCCTGAACATCTTTCGCAGTAGCTTTACCTGTTTTTTGTAGATAATTTAAAGCTGATACAGCGTTATTGATACCAGCTGTTGAATCAAATTTCATTGATTCGCTAACTTCTTTCAAAGCTTCTGCTGACTTTTTACCTGCTGTAATCAAGCCATTAAATTGCGTGACTAATTCTTGAGAGGTTTTGCTCAAACCATAAGATTTATTGATGCTCTCTTGTGCAAGTCTATTATTTTCAGCTTGCAATTCAGCTCTTACTTTTGCCTGGATGGCTTCATTCTTTTGCTGTTGCTCTAATTTTTCTATGGCATCACCATAGCCCATTAGTTTTGCAACACCCTCACCAATAGCTGTGCCAACTGGCTCAAAAACTGTTGGAACTAATACGCCGATTGCTGTAATTGCGACACCTAAAGAACCAAGACGCCCAATCATCGTCATAATTCCACCACTAGCACCTGTAGCAGCCTTTGAGATATTGGCTGATGTATTACTTGTAGCAGCATTGTTAGCGAGTTGAGCTTTAGTGTTTGCAATCACTGCTGTTGTTTCCTGAGTGATTGCAAGTGATGCCGCCCTTACAGCAGTTGCTTTGTCTAAGAACACTGATGCGATATTCAGTGCTTTGTATGCAACAAAAGCTTGCGCTGCGAGCTTGAGTGTATTGAAAATACTATCTAGGTTTTCAGCAACCCAGTTTAATGCTTCAGCAACTTTTGCACTTATACCTGTACTTTGGTCTAGTTCACCTACAAATACTGTCCATGATGTTTTTAAATTCTCAATTGATCTACCAATTGTCACAGGGAATTGAGAAAATTCCTTTTGAATGGTTTCTGACTGACCAAGGAGAGCTTTAGTCACAACCTCGGTTGTAAGCTTACCCTCACCAGCCATATTTCTAAGCTGACCAGTTGTTACATTTAACCCATCAGCTAGTGCTTGTGTTAATCGTGGAGACTGCTCCATCATTGAGTTAAACTCATCACCACGAAGAACACCGCTCGCTAAAGCTTGTTGTAGCTGTGTAATTGATGCTTCTGCACTTTCAGCACTACCGCCTGAAATTTGAATCGCTTGGTTAATTGTAGTTGTTAACCCTAAAACATCCTTTTGCGGTATTTTCATTTCTTGCCCGATTTTCGTTAATCGAGCATACAAATCTCCAGTAGCTGTTAAATTTGAGTTTGTTGTTTTTGCAATATTAATGACATCATTTAATGCTTGCTTCGCATCACCATGACTTCCAACTGCGATTTTGACACGGGTATTTAAGTTATTCCACTCATCAGCGGTTTTTGCAATTTCCATTGCAGAAGTCCCAATCCCCAAAGCGGCAAGTGCACCAGCTACCGCACCGAAACCCGTCTTAAGTCCTGATAACCCGCTATTTAGTTTTTTACTCGCATTATCTGCTTGATTTAACTCAATGCTTGTTTTATTCAGTGAATCATCTAAGGAACTTATTTGGTTCGCTGTTTCTTGGGATTCGTTTCCAAGTTTATCTAATTGCGAGTTAAGCGAACTAACATCTTGTTGGCTCTTCTTAGCATCTTTGCTGAGATCGTCAGAAACAGCATCTGCTGTTGCTTTATTTGTTTCTTCTGAAGTCTTTTTTAGTCGTTCCGCTTCTTGTTTTATTGATTCCAGAACAGAATTTACTGAACTTTCAGATTGCTTTACCGCACTTACTAGACCTTTGTTATCACCATCTAGAATAAGTTTAAATGTTAAGTTTTGACCAGCCATTACTTTTCCTCAGGCAATAAAAAACCACCCAATGGTGGTTTATGCTTAATTTTAAATTTTAACTACAAGAGAACTGCAAGCACCCTTAGAAACTATTTAAATCCAAAAAATGAGATCAGGATTTTTAATCAATTGATCTCTCCTTATTGTCAATAGAGCACATCTACATCCTCGATTTGGGGATTCCCAATGTAAAATAGCCTGCTCTAAAAAAATATCATCAGTATTAAATACCTTGTTTAAATACTGGGTACATTCCAATGGGGTGTTTGTATCAATCAATGGAGACCATAGCAAAACTCTGTCCTGTCTTTTTTTTGCCTCATCAAACATGCTAAAAAAACAATGCCTATTAAAGAACCACGCAGCATAATAATCATCAATTCTAAGTAGGTTTCTATCAATCTGTGATCGTATGTGTATTGGATTTAATTCAATGTATCTCTCTAAAAACCTTTCATACAAATTAGGTAATTTTTTTAGGTTATAGTTTTTCAAAAAACCAAAAATATCTAATATTTCATATTTGAAATATTTATGGTCTGCTTTGCACTCAATACCGATATCCAATAAGGCTTGCTTCTCTGATGCGTCAAAGTTTAAATCAAACCATTTTTTGTAGAGCTGCTTCTCATCAATATTCATGGTTAATTTATTGATCCACAAGAACAACATTTTAATGATTTTTCAGGCATTACAGCGTTGCAAAACCTACATTTTCTAATTAAAGGTTTAACCTCTGTTATGTGGGGCTCTTTCCCTTCTGTTATAGCGCCCCTATGCTTTTGTCGTACTTCATCAGGATTTACTATTTTAAAAAATGATCCGAAAAGCAAAATTAAACACCCTATAATTAATACCACCCAACCATATTGAAGCTGAATTGTATCCATCATTGCGCTAGCTGCGTTACCAAAAGGATTGTTAGCAAGTTTTTCAGACATCTCGATTTTTGCATTACTTATTTTTGTATAAACCCTATAAAGGTCAAAAAACACGATACCCAAAGAAGAAATAGCGACAATACGAATAATATTAATCTTATTTAAAATAGTTAATGCAATAGCTGCAATAGCTAAGCCCGCAATAATTAAACCATCACTTCTGCCGTTATTGAATAACGATAATGAACCCATTATTGGTACACTGAGAACAGGTAAGAATGCGCCTATCAGCAAAAGAATAGCCCCTACTAATAAGATTAATTGCTGTTTTGAAATTGATACTTCCACAATCAACGCTCCCACTGAATTCTATAGATTTTGCCTTCAAGCACTGTAATTGTGTATTTCAAGCCATCAATGCTGTAATAGAAGTCTGTGAAGAATACTAATTTACCTCTAGTATCTCGACCTGAGTATTCATATTTACCATCAGGACGTCCAAGCTTAGACATCATGGTTCCTACAGAATCGTTATACTCAACAATATCATTTGTTGTTCTAATGCTTCGAGCATCAACAGCAAAGACATCCGCTGAACTTAAGAGTGCAAGTGCTAATAATAATTTTTTCATGAAAATCCCCTCATTATTAGAACAGGATATATTTCGAATGTTTGTTGCGCAATGTGAATTTTAAACAGATTTCATCTCTTTATTATACTTTTCAAATCTTTTAGCATCTGCATGATATGAAACTCGCATAGCACCACTAAAACTTAATAAAGAATTTCTTTCATTACGTTGTGCAGCTTTTAAATATTCTAGAAATGTGCCAAAGCTGTAATCCAAAATATCTTTATGTCGATGCCCTTTACTGATTAAAAACTGAAATGAATCAAACCAAGTGTTTTCAGATTTTTTATTTTGGCTTTTCGAATCCTCTTGGTCAAAATATGCTTTGTTTACATTAAGAACATTTCTGAAAATATCTAAAAACATATCAGCTTCATTGCTCATTAAATCTGAATAATATTTAACATCATAAATCGTGGTAAGCGAACAAAGCACTAAAGCCGAAACAATATGCTGTTTTACAATTGATTCAATATTTTCTTTTGAGAAATCATTTTTTAAATCTTTGCGAATCAGTTCTGCAAACTGAGACCATTGATCCAAGTCTTTTACTGTTATTTGTTTTAACTCTAAATCATGAACATAAATAGATCTATTAGAAGCCAGAAAAAATTCATTCATTTTAAATTCCTAAATACAGGCACAAAAAAAGACGCTTTTGCGCCCTCTGTGCCTGTAGTTTAAATTATGCTGCTGGAATCGTGACAACATGACCATATAAGCCAAGTGTAGGATCTAAACCTTTTTCACTTTCTGATAATGCTTGTCCTGAAATTTCATATTGACCGAGTTCTTCATGAATCAATGGAAAAGTGGTTTCTGGTGATTTTTTAGTGCGCCACAAACGCACTGCCATATTTTTACCTGTAGCAGTATTAATTCCTTTAAAGAAAAGTTCATATTCTTTATTAAATTCACTTGCAATTGTGGTATGGCTAACAACACCAGTTGTATAACTTGCTGTAACAGGATCTGCAATTGCTTCATTAAAAATTACAGTTCCAAACACGGCATCAAGCACATATTTATCGGCTGTTATTGCCGTTGAGCCTGATTTAAATGAAACTTGTGTAAGGCTATAACCATCAAGTTTTATTTCTTGACCAGCTTTAACTGTTCCTAATACCTGATCAGTAACAACCTTGCTTGCAATTTCAGATTTCATACCTGACAAGATGTATTGCAAATTGGCTTGGTCTACTTCTTCAAGTTTACCTTTGAAATTAACACCTGTTTTTTTGGTCAATACAAAGTCTGTTGTACGTTGACCAGATGTACTTTCTTCATGCTCAACTTGATCAGTCGTGATTTCAAGCTCAAATTCAGGTACGTTCCCGATATGGCGCATTTCAGCCGCCACACCATTTGCAATTTCGGATAAGTAAAACTTACCCTGTAAAGAAATATATTCCTTAGCCATCTGTTTTCACCTCTTTGCTTGGTTTTGTTTGAGCAGATGGCTTCACCTCTTCAATGATCTTATCTGCCTCTAATTGTTTGATTTGGGCTTCAGTAAGACCGCCCACAGTATCGCCCTTACTAAAACGCCCGACTTTTTGCCGGGCGATGTATTGTTTTGTCATGGTAACCTCTAAATAAATTTCTGTGATTCAAAAATGACTGTAATGTATGTGCATGTTGGACTGTAACCCTCTTTAACATCAATAAGTGTTAAAGGTCGAGTTGAGGAACGAGGTTGCCAACCAGATAAGAGTTTAATCACTTCTTCAGTGAGCTCACCCGCTTCATCATTTACAGCATTGCCATTGGTCATTTGAGATTGAGCATTTCGACACGCAACAGAAACCGCCCATTGCTGCCCAAGTTGATTAACTTTGCCCGCACCTGCATCAGCCTTTTTTACAATTCTGGCAAAGTTCACATGAGCTGACGGCGTTATCTGCATCATTTCTGTGATTTTTGCTGAATTATGAGGGGTGTATATTTCCTTAAAACTTGGAATTTCTTTTAGCTTATTTGCAATTTCATCACGAACTGCGAAGAATGAGCTCATTAATAAAATCTCCTACAATATTCAAAAGTGATTCTTCATTTTCAGGATTTATCCCTAGCTGAGTACGTGGCGGTAAAACAACCTGTTTAACTCTGCGATATTGCCCACCTACATTAAAAGTTATGTATGCGCCATTTTTAGGAAGGATAAGCGCACCAAAATGAAGAGGCGCTGCATATTCAACGTTTGTACCAACCTCAACACCATTCGGCAAAACATTATAGGTATAGGAATTCATCAAAATGCCTTTATCCCTTAATGTTTGACCTCCTTGCATTTCAGCACGCCAGGATTGCACCCAAGGGTTTCCATCAACACCGACACCTTCTATAAACCTTAATTGAACTTGGTCCAGTAGCTCAGATCCAAGTTCATTAAAAAGCTTTGATTCTTCACGCTCATAAGCCCCTAATGATTTAAAGATCGCTTCAAGTGGCGAACTCTCAGCAGTGATTGTTATTGCAATAGCCATTTAACCTTCCTTGATGCTTGGCATCCTGTTGAGAATATCATCTCCAAAAACACCACCTCGATAAGTTGTACCGATTGGCATGGTTGCAGGTGAGTTTTTCGGCTTCTCTTCAGTGACTTCATTATTTTGGTTTAGGATATTGAGCACAGCTTTACCATCAGCAATCCGCTTCAAATAATCAATTTCAGCTTTATAGCGATTCTCTACTTCATCAGTAGGTTGCTGAAAGTAAAGGCGGTATCTTGCAATATTGCATGCTATTCGCTGTAGAGTGCTTGGAATGCTAGGAAGCGGTAATCTGTACTTTACCGCCACATAACTATCAATTTCCTCTGTAGCGTCTTGTAATGCTTCTGCAATCGCACCCTCAGGTAACATTGTTTTTAGGTTTTCAACTTCATTACCAAATCGCTTAATCAAATCCTCTTCAGTCGCATACATATCGCCACCTATTTGGATTCAGTTGCAGCCTTTTCGGATTGAGCCTGAGGTTGCTCTTTATCCTTTGCAGATTTGGGTTTTGAAGCATTTAAAGCATCCTGCAACTTAACTACTTCTGCTTTCAGTTTTTCAACTTCAGCCTCGGCTTTATCTTTGGCATCAATAAGCAAAAGCTCATTAGCTTTCAGTTTTTCAACTTCAGCAGCAAGTTCAGTCAATTGTTGAGCAGAGCCATCCTGTTTGGTTTTTTCTGGTGCTTTCTCTTCTTCAATAGCACCAGAAACTAAAAGGGCTTGAATTTGTTTATCTTCAAGCCCTTTGATTTCGTCACCAGGTCGAAAATGACCAATGGATTGTTTTGCGATGTACTTTGGCATGTAATTCCCCTTAAACAATAAAGCCTGTACCACCACATACACCATTTTTATTTGATGGCACTGCAAGTGGGGCTGATTCAGTCATCAAGAAGATACCGCTTGGATCTTCGCTATACCATTGACGATCAAAATATTTAGCAACTGCACCATTAGCCAACATATTTTTGATTTTACATTGCGCGATTGATCCTTGAGTATCAGAGATAGCACCAAAGTAATCATCTGGAATAAAGCGCTTCACACCATCTTTTAAACGATAAGTTGCGTCATAAACCCACAATTCTTTTTCATCCAAGTAGCCCTTAAATGAAGCGCCTTCTTGAACGTTTAAGCTTGGTTTATATGGCACTGCAATACCAGCATAAGGCTTAACAAAACGTTCTTTAAATTCTTCATTAATGAATAATGCTGCCCAAACTTTGCCTGACATAACATAGAGTTTGGAAGGACCACCATTTGCATCAAGCAAAAGTTTTTCAATTGATTCAATATCTGTTACAGGTTTAGCACCAGCCTGATTCCAAGGAGTTAATGGAGTGAAATTTAGCGATGCATCTCGTTCATAATCTACCATGTTATATTCATAATCATCTGATTGAAGTAGATACTTCCCTTTAAGCAATAACTCTGTTGCCATCAACAATACAGAATTATCAATTGCGTCATGGTTTCGCTTCATTACAGCGATCTGAGCAATGACCATTTTTTCCTGTTCAGATAATTGTTGGCTACCAGTTGAAATAATTCCTGCTGAACGCAAGCGCTCAATTAATGCTTCATCAAAAGCTGTCGCAGGTGTGACCATGTTTTTAGGTTTGTAATATGCAGGTTGAACGAATTCTACTTTAGCTGCTCGTTTAGTATCGAATGGTTTACCAGGTTGATGAGGTGATACCAGCGGTGCTAAATCATGAACTGTGCTAATTTCTGACAATGGTACTTCATCTCGATCAAATGAAGGACGATTAGGAAATAATTTATCAATTAGCCATGTGTCCATTGGCTTATAGTTACTGTGAATTAATGCAAGCTCACCAACATCAAGCAATTCAAGTGGCGCGCCATTAACTGTAAAAGATTGAGGCATTTTAAAAATCCTTATACTTTTGAAAATTCAATATTGTTTAAAGTTGCTTTGGCACGAGCTGAGTCGTATTTAGAAACCTCTAAATATTCCCCTGCAATTCGCACAGCTTCGATGCTAAATACCCCACCAAAGTAAATCGGGATTTCAATCCCATCTGCTGCCATTTGGGTTGCTTGTTGCGCGGTAACATCTTGACCACATACAACATTCCAAGTTTTTTCATCTGTGGCATGCGTCACCACATTGGAATCAGATAAAACCAATAGATCCCCTGCTTTGTAGGCTGTTGCCGCAGTCACTTTGGCATTTGCACGGCGTAGTTTTTCAATATCTAAATTGAAAGGTCGTGTCTCGCGATTCACACTTCCTAGGTAGGTTTTATTGCTCATTTATTAAGCCCCTTTTTTCTGGTCAGCGAATGCTTGAGCACCAGATGTAAACTTGTGAGGTTGATCTGAATTAGATGCACCGCCCTGCCCACCATTCGCTTGATGACTGAATAAATGAGCAAATTGATTTGGAATATTATTTCCATTTGGTTGTTCAGTGGGTTGTTGTGTGCCTGCTGAAAATTGCTTTAATTGCTGAGATAAGAAGTTAAAAGATACGTCATCCATATCTGTATAGGACTTCTTCTCTTCAGCGCTAAATTGCTTGTTTAGAGATGTTTCCAAAACTGCAATATCATCAGCACGTTTATCAGCTTTGAACTTTTTAAGTTCATTTTGTGCTGCGTCACGCTCTTCTTCAGCTTTCTTTTGAGCAGCTTTCGCCTGTTCGAGTTCAGTCACGTTAGTGTCCTCTATTGGATTTGAGTTAGTTTTGCTAGAAAAGGCTTGGATGGATGTTTGTGTGTCCGCTCCTACACCGCAAATTGTGATTTCATGCACACGCACATTTCTAAAAACATGCAATGGTCCAGTAAATTCCTGTCCATTTACTGTGATTGTTTTTCCTGCTGAAATTTCTTCAATACTTTCAGGATCTGCCCACCAAGACATTTGAAATGGATACTCTTCATCAGCATCACTCACAATTTCTTGTGCACGTGGATTAGATAGAAAATGACCTTTAGCTCTAAACTTATTGGTTGTTTCAAATTCAGTAGCAACCCCAACACGTAGACCGCCAAAATGCTCTTCCACTAATCCTATTTTTGTTTTTAACTGTATGTTTTGAAGATCGATTACTACTCCGCTTCTCCCCCAAAAATAATGATTATCTATGCGTCCACCGCTATACACTTCCGCATCAAAAGTACGGCGCTTACTTGTTCCATCTTCTGCTAAAACTATGGGTACATTTACAGCGGTAAATTGATGTTTTAACTGATCTTTGTTTTCCTCTGGCATTTTTCATGCTCCATTAAAAAACCACCCTATTGGGCGGTTAATAAATCTTAAAAAGTTATAGACTTGAGATAAGTAACAGTAGCTTTTTCTCAGCTAACTTACTGTGTTCATAAACACAAGGATCATTGCATTTAAGAGCATTAGATAAAGTTTCGATTAACTTCATCTTTTCTTCAAATGAATATGTTTGATCAATTGAAGTCTTTCCATCCCAGCACCATATAATTTCTTCAGGTATGAGATTGTTATCAGTAAACTCTAATTCGATTGAATCAATAACCAATCCTTTAAGCTCCATATTCGTTTTGTATTGCAATATAGAGCCATCTCTTAAATGTAATTTCATTTAATTCACCAATGCTTTAAGTTTATAAATAATTACCCCGCTTGCAGCTTCAATTGAAACAACTTCAAACGATAGACCTAATCCCAACAACGTGCCTTGACCTGCATTCAATTTAGCTAGATCAATACCCAAGCCTTTTGCATTCTCAATTTGAATCATGATGTTAGATTCACCTGCAATTAGCATAGGAGAGTCTAAAGTGATGACTTTACCCACTTCCATCGATGCAACTTGAGTCAAATTCGAAGATCCCGAAATAACTTCGCTCGTATTTGCAGAAATTGCTTGAATCTTAGACATATCCTCCTTGATCCATCGTTTAAGCACATCCTCAGCAAGATTGATTGAGGGCTGATTAAGATAGCTTGTAAGCCTGTCATCATTTCCCTGCACGTAATCAATAAAAGTTTTGATTGCACTTGGTCTTATTTCAGGATCTAAGGGAATGACTGTATCTGAAATCACTTTGAATAAATCACGGCTTGAGTCTGTCATCGGTGCAAATAGATCAGTTAATCTTGACGATGCAGTCCATTCAGCTTGAACTACTTTCTTTTGCTCTAAGAGATAATCTTTATCTAAAATCGTTTCGCTGATTTTAGTGTCTACTAATTTCGACATATCCCCGTAAGTCATAGGACTTGTAGACCATCCCATTTCTTGAGCAACTTCGGGTAGATCTTCATCCGAAGTAATACCGTATTTCTTCGCCTGAGCTTCTGTAAGCGCAATAACAGTACATCGACACATAAAACCCCACGGCGGGTAATACAACAGCCAAAATGGGTCATCTATGTGGCGTATGATTTTGTTTAATGCCAAATGCTCTGGTCGAACCCGACTATCATCAATAGCCGAGTACATCAAATACGGCTTTTTAGTTTTGTTTCGCTGTTGTTGCTCCCAACGTCCATGACTGTAAGCTGTCTGTATATTGGTTCTAAAAACATTACTTAAATATGATTCACTTAGAATAATGTCATTATCAGCAACGTACTTTTTAAAATCCTCAAAAGTCGTACCATCTGCAATAGCTTTATTGACGCCCTTAATCACTGTTTGAATTTGCTCAATACTCGATAAAAACCCGACCGTTGTTGCCAATTGTCGGGTCTTTAAATCCATTGAATAAAATTCATCAGGCAATACGATCTTTCGTGATTCTGCGAATTTTAATGCTTCAAGAAAAGTAACAGGTTTCATGGTACCTCTCTCACTTGGCAGTTACACAACCTAAAACACCAGCCGTAAACAAAGCCTGCTCTAAATTCGCTGTAAATTCTGATTGTGTTGCACCTGGTATTAACTGCATTAAATTATAAGCCAACTCTTCAGGCGATTTACTACTTTGAATCAGTTCATTTACTTGTTTCTGATCGAGTAATTTAATCACCTCTTGAGAAGCTGTAAGCTCTTCAACTTCCAATTGATTAGCCGAAAGATTTTGCTTACCCGCTTTAAACTTGAAAGGTAGATTAGGTAATGCTTTGAATTGAGGTAAAGCTGCTACACCATTTTGAGCACCTGTTTCAGCAACATCACCGTCCAATAAGTCATAATTACGCTGAAAATACTGCTTTGTTAAATTGGCACCTGCATTTTTCAGCTTTACATCTCGATCTGCTTGATCTGCTTTAAGTGATTTTTCATCACCAATGACAATGGTGTGCTTTTCCCAACCATTTAAAGCGCAAAGAGCATCAACAATTGCTTGAATCGTTGAAGTAATCATTCGAATATCAGCATTAACCTTATTGTTTTGGACCTCTAAATGCACCTCGCCGAGAGCACGTGAACCAGATCCATCAGTACCGCTTGTTAAAGTCTGCCCAAGAACAACTTTTTGAATACTTTTCTCGATTTTCTTATCGAAAGACTCAAAGGCTGCTGATCCACCATTACCATTTGATGAAGCTGAAAGTATTTCGACAGACTCACCATTATTAAGTGATAATACTGAACTCGCATGTGCTTGAAGTAGAGCATCCATCATCGCATTAACATTTGCTGACTTACCTAGTAGCAAAGGATTTCCAAAACGCTCAACAAATTTAGCCCAAAATTTAGTTGTACCATTCTTAAAAAACCACAGCCAATACAAGCGACTAAATAATGCTTCGCCTAATGGATTCTCATAAGTCGGTTTACATTGGGTAAGAAAATACTTGAGGTTTTGATCACACTCTAAATCTTTGTTCAGGCTGTTGTAGTTACGCTGCAGTATTAAGCGCCCATCATTCTTTGGCTCAAACCATTGCATTGGCTTAACACCAATCCACCCCCACCCCACAAAAGGCGTAATTGTGTTTTTCTCAATGTGTAGCATCTCCTTGTTATATACGGCTTCTATAACAGAATAACCATACCAACGGGCATTCTGCGCACCTAACACCAACTCAGACCACCATTTTGTAATTTGCTGAGTCAATATTTTGGTTTGAATACTGTCTTTAATTCCGCTTTCAGGATCTAAACGAAAAGGAGAACTCTCAAGTTTATCTTGGCGTTTTTCTACACATTGATAAATTTCATCATCGTACATCAATACAGATAACCGATGACGAGTAACTCCGGCTTTTCTTAAAACCTCATCCACATCAGGCATTTTGGTCAAATAATTAAGAAGAGCCATTTCAGCCTGTTGCGTGTATAGATAACCGCCTGCTGAACGTTGGCTTTCCTTCTGTTTCTTTTTGCTTTTAGCCATTTTATCCCGCCCTTGGTGGTTGATAATTTTGCATAACTGTTGCCTCTTCAACTGCGTCAATCAAAGTATCAACTTGGTCGTCATTATCGTGAGTCATTGCAGCATTAAACGCCTCACACTCTTCAGTGAATGCCGAAACCCACGGCGCATTCATTGGCAACATGACAAATCTATCTTCTGGATTATTTGCGTAGTCATTCTCTAGAGGCACTTGTATATCCATTAAACGAGTTAATTTGTCTGTTCCACGTTGTACTGGAAGCACTGGAACACCTGAATAGGTGCCAAGATTCTGAATTAACTGTGTACCGTGGGCTTTATCTTCAACTTTCATCCAGCGTATAGGTCTTAGCTCATAGGTATAATCTTTATGTTTATCAATGAAAGCCTGAGCTTGACGATTCATTTCTGGTGCTTCCCACTTTCCACGTAGCAAGTCAATTAAATACAGCTTCCCATCAATGCCAAGCCCAACAAGTAAAAATACAGTGTAGTCATTGTGCTCTTTGATTTTTTGAGCTGTATCTACATAAATCGCACGCCATTGAAGTGATGGTAATTCTGAGTAATACCCGAACCATTCAGATTTAATTAAGTCACCACCTAATTTTTTCGGTGATTGTTGATATTGACTGCTGAATGTATACCTAGAAACTTTTGCGCCATCCTTATCCTTTCCACCCTTTTCCAATTGTAAGAGTGAGGTTAAAGATTCTTTAAGTGGCCAGTAGCTCTGACGTCCTTTTGAGTCTCTCTCAACATTACGAGGAATCAGTTTTTGAATGTGTTCTGGCAAAGTCGAAATGTAGTCGTCATCAATTAATGCGGGAATGGAAACTTGAGTCCATTCACCTGGTACATTTCCAGTCATCACAAAATTTGTAGGATCTTCTGAATGAAGTCTTTGCATAATCATGATGATTGGCGTATCAGATTTTGCTTTTCGTGAATTGACTGTATTTAAGATTTTTCGATTAGCTTTATCTCTTGCGGGTTTACTAAATGCATCCTCAGGTTTTAAAGGATCATCAAGAATAATACACCCAGTAAATCCATTCTCAGCTAATGTTCCGGCTCTTCGTCCTGTTACTTGTCCACCCATTGAAGCTGCATAAATATGCCCTGCCTCATAGCCATCTACAGTCGTTTTCCAACTTGCTTTAGCATCCGTACTGGTTGAAATGTTTGTTGTCCACATACGCTGAAAATCATCAGATTTCACGATGTTTCTAGCTGTAGATGAAACATCCTCAACAAGTGATTGAGAATAAGAAAGATAAAGAAATCGAGAGCGAGGATTTAAGCCTATTCCTCTTGCGATTAGATTTGTAGTTAGTTCGGTCTTACCCGCTCCGGGTGGAACGTTTATAACCAAATTGGCAATATTACCTTTTACCACCTCATCTATTAGCCAAGCCACATATTCATGATGCCAGTTCACCATAAATTTGAAGCCCATACGTGGCTTAAAAAAGCGTCTTGTGAAATACAAATGTTCTTGCTCACACAATGACTTTTCTACTTGCGTTTGCAGATCCATTTAATACTCCTCTTGCGCCCTCCTTACTGCTTCGTTTACCTGCTCCTGCGTAGCCTGAACAAAAGTAGTTTGTAGAGGTTCTCCCCCTTTTCCTGTAATTTCTTGTCGATTGGTGTACTGACCACCCATGTCTTTAGCAGCTTGTTCCTGAATTTTTAATTTCATCACATTGTTTTTTGTGCCTATAAACATGTTCTCATAACGTTGCAATCGAACTGATAAATTTGCTATCGGGATGTTTTCAGGTTTACCTAAAAACATTTCACGAGTCTTTTCGAAATCTTTCTTCAATTCTTCACTGAGATTTTCACCTGCTCGCTTTGTTGGGTCATATTTCTCACATTGCTGTTTAGTAACAATCACCCCATATTCTTGGTTGACGAGCTCTACCGTTTCTGTTGGTGTGTTAAATACGGCAAGTGATCGAACTATAAAGAGTTTTACCTCTTTTTTTAGTGCTGCCATACCCTTAATCCTGTCAACCTACGTCAACCTAAATAGCCAAAAAAAAAGAGCCTCAAGGCTCAGTTAATTAGACACGTTCCACAGCATTTAGTTATTTCCAAATCCGAAACAAACGGCGGGTTTTGAGCGACTGCAACCATGCGCTTAACGTCCTCACTTGCTCCCCAACGTTTGACCACTCCTATAAATTCCTCAACGTCATGACCTGCTAAATAATGCTTAGGTAAGCCTGTATGATCGCTGTAAAGCATTTCCCCATCTTCATCACGTTCTACACCAATGTGATATAGCTCATGCTCAATCAAAGCACAGAATTCACGATCGTTCGCACGTTCACAAAAGCTTGCATCGATTGTAATTAGATAAACAGGAACAAACCCAAACCAATCACGCATTTGTTGTTCTTGCCGAGCTTTACGCCATCCGCCTTGGTTAAACATCACCTTTTCACATTGACCTAATACCATTCGTTTTTTAGCAACGGCGGCAGACGAAGCCCATGCGAATGCTAAGAATGTTTCGTCATCATGAAGTAATTCAGCTATGTGGTCATGATCAGGATTATGAAGTTCACCACCAAGGGTTAAGAAGTTTTTCTCTACCCATTCTTTTAGATCCGCTGCAGGTGCCAAGCGAATCGCTACCTCTTCCTCAGCTTGGTCTATCAAGTCTGTCGGTGGAAATGGTCTAATCTGGTCCATTGCAACAATCCATTTAAATACGGAAAAATGAGTATAGGTGAGGTGGGATATACATGAATTTAATAGCTTCCTTAATGAGTCTTGCATTGGGTTTTAGGCTATATACATCACAATCCAAATCTTGGACCTCCATCATTACCAACAATTCATCTAAAGCCGATTGTTCAAATTCCTCATAACACTCATCAATCACAACATGTGGTACACCGTTGGAATCATTCTTAAAATCATCTTGATTAAATCCAAAACCATGAACCAAAACTACTTCTGCCTGTTTGCACAGTTTCTTATATATTCTTTGTTTCATTTTCTAAACTCTCTAACTTCGACTTGATCCAGCGAATCACATGACCTGATAGAATTGAATCAGGATGAAACCGCTCAATCTTATAGCCCATATCTTCAGCCAGATCATATTTGTTAAATGAATTTGCTATCTTCTTACCACCACGCCCCATTGCCCAAGGGCTACCAACAATCTCAATGAGTAAATTGAGTTTGACAATATAGAAATCAAATCGCCAATTTCTAGTTGATTCAAACTGAAATTTACGGCGATAGCCGATTAGGTTTTCTTCTAATTCTTGAAACAAAGTCTCTTCAGCTTCTAAATATTTTTGGGTTGCTTTGGGTAGAGGTTTTGCTCTTGGTTTTGTTTTAATTGGCTTCTTTTGGGTAAGAGTGGTGTATTTATTAATTTCCATATACCACCTAAAAATAAAAACCCCGCCAAAATCTAGAATTCAGCGGGGTTCTTTGTGCCGTAATGCTTTCGGCAAATTTAAAACAAAAATGTCAAAAATAATGTCAAAACATTTCTATTCAAAATTAAATACTTAAGAGATAATTTTAAATAAAAATGTCAAAGGTTTTGGCAATAAAAAAGCCCAACAGTGTGTGGTTTTACAATCAATTTTCATTAAAACCTTCGAAGCTGATCCAATCTTTCTTGATAGATTTTATCAGCAAAATTTAATCCTAATAAAAGGACAATTAATGGGACAACAAACACGCCCCATTTTAATACCTCAATATGAGTTGAAATAATTGAGAAAAAAGGTTTCCCCATTAAACCAAAATCTATATTTGCGATTGCATTCAGGAACGGAAAATAAAAAATCGCTGAACCCATAACTAAAAACACTAACAAATACAACAACCAAAAAACTTTTGGAAATGTTTTTTTGAAAGCATCCAATTGCCACAGCTTCTCTCTCAACCAATCCATACTCACCCCAAAATATTGTTAATTCTAATAATATATAAAGGTTTAATGATCAATTTTCAATCTAAAGATATAAAAAAACCCCTTGCAAGAGGTTTTACTTATGTTATTTCTTTATTCAGGACAATATGCTTTCCATGCAGCTTTGATATTTTCTAAATCTTCATCATTAGTTTTTTCATTATGATAAATAAAAAAACGAACATCTGGATAATCTTCCAACTTTAATATTAATTCAAATCGCCCACCATCTGAACTATGAAACCAATCAGAAGGCTGTTGTCCACCGAAATATTCTTTATTAAATTCGTATATGCCATCTTCTTTTTTAGCAGAGAAATATTCTATTCTTTTCATAAAAGTTCCTTAAAACATATTGTTAATTTAATTCAAACCTATCATTGTTGCCAAATTTCCCAAAGATTCAAGGGTCGCAACTGCAGTAGGTAGAAGTGAAATATAAGCACCTAACTTATCCTTGTTTGGGCTACCGCTTTCTATTTCTTCGGTTATTTTGGTGATAGCTTTTGTTGTTAGCGCTTGCTCGACTTCATCAAGGTCTAAATCCAAAATGTCAGACTTTACTTGATTAAGTGCTTGCTTATATTGAGTTGCGGTATATGTATTTATAGAATTATCTACGCTATTTTGGTAAACCCTTGCGTTCCCTGAAGCATGAATTGTATTAATAGTTGAGCTTGTTCTAGGATCAGGAATGGCATTCACATTTACAACTTTCATTTGATAATGCGCTGGAATGCCATGGAAATTGCCATAGTAATTTGGCTCTAGAACTTTATATCTTTCCACAACCCCTGCTGGAGTTTTTCTTTCAACAAAATAGCCTATATTAACTGCAAAATCAGCACCTAAAGTATGTACAGCTTTACCACCTTGTACACTTGCTTTAACTCCTTCTTTAACAAGATTTCCATATTCATCATAAATAGAAATTGTATCATTCATCAAGTCTGCAAAAGGCATTGTTATTCCTTATTTTTTATTGGGAATATAAATTATACACTGAATTACTACAATCTAAATAATGAACAAAAAAATACCCACTAAAGTAGAATTTAGTAGGCATGAAAAATAAATCAAAACTGTTTTGGTCTCGGATAAACCGTAATACGACCAGTATAGAAAAATATACCCTTTATTTTGGGACTATGCAATCATAAATTATATTCTTCAGCCACATAGTGAAAATATCCTCTTAAGTGAGCATCAAGATCAATTCTCCAATCCCCTAAAATATCTAATGCTACCTTTTCGTATTTATCATAAGTTCTTAAATAAGCTTTTCGATCAATGCTCATACAAGAAATTCGATGCCGCTCTGATTGATTGTAAGCATCTTCTTTTTTCCCTTCGCATTTACTGCACTCAACATGCTTTTTATCAGTTTTTGAAAATACAAACCCTTTTCCATTACATTTGGTGCACATACCTCGTTTAAATAAAAATTGAATAAGCGCTGAACGGGCAACACCTTTTGCAGCTTCTTTAGTTGTTATCTGTTTGGTTTTAAAACCATCCTCTTTAAACTTTAAGCGAATTTCAGAAGTTAGTAGATTATGAAGTAATGCAAAGTGACGATCAGTAGGATTGATTGAACGAACTAATGCCCACAACATTGAATAAACTTCTGGTCTCATATCCTGCATCATTAGAGCAGCACTATTGACCTTACTTCCGAATGTTGATGGTCCACCTACACCGTCCTTAAATCCATCCATTGTTTTTTGTGCTAAGTCGAGCAATGTAAAATCGACCTTTGAGCGACTTGGAGTAAATAATAAACGGCGTAAATCGTGAACTATAGTCTCTTTTCGATGTTTCTCAAATTTTGCTGTTGCTGTCATAAACTCACCCTATTAACCGTCTAATTTCTTCAATCGCTTTACCGCTCTTAACCTGCTCAGTGCTATATCTATACACTGAATAACCCAACTCTGTAGCTGAGTTATATTTTTCCATATCTGCTATGTAGCCTTTACCTCTTGTATGTCTGCCATTGCTCCAAATACCTCCTTCAACTTCAATTAAAATTTTGGTACCTGTAATATGAAAATCAGCCCTCCATTTTCGATTTTCATTGAACTGATACTCTTGTTCATATCCAATTCCATAAGCCTTAAAATGCTGAATTAATATTGCTTCACCTTCACTTACAACACGTTCTTTTTTAGTCAAATTACGGCGCTTTGGTTTCCTTTTCTTTGTCGCATAATTCTTCAAATAATCAGCAATCGAGATGCTAGACAAAATCAATCCCCCCCCAATCTTCATATTGATCGTAAAGTTCAGATTCATTTTCTTGTTGATCTCTGAAATGAGCACAGCTTGGACATAGAAACTCTGAATGCTCAGGCTCAAAGCGAACATCCTCAGCAATGAAGCAATCCATGCATACAGGTTTAGATTCAAGATTCATGCTCACCTCGCAGGGCTTTTTCCAAATCATCAATTGTGTAAGTTGTAGCCACTCTCACACCTTTGTCGTACAGATCCAATTCTTTGAAATTGGTCATTGATTCTTTTAGCTCAATCAATATCAGTTCAACTGCTTTGAGTTTTTTGTCTTTCTCTTCAAGTTCAGCTTTTAAAATCAAATTTTTTTCAAATTCTTTAATTTCACGACTGTATGCTTCCTTATTCTTTTTGGTTAGGTCATCAACCTCAGCCTGTCGGGATTGCCATGCCCATTTTGCTCCCTGATAATATTTATCCTGCAAACCCTCTTTGTAGAGTGGATTATGTTCACAAATAGCCTTTTCAAACTTATCCATGACGTTCTGCCTCCACTCCAAACTTTTCAAAATGAAAAACTATTGGCTGAGTTGTTTCTTGCACCTGTCCAAACATCAAAGCTAGTCGGTAATTTGCGACATAATCCTTAAGTTTGCGGTTTGAGTCCTCTAAAGTTTTTCGCCAAAATTCCAATGAGAATGAATGCTTATTCTTATTGCAAATGTTGCAAGCAGGCATCAGGTTTTCATAAACATCTAAATGTGGATTCAAACATGTACCATCTGAATTTCTGCGAATTGGCTCTAAATGATCTGCTTGCCACTTATCACCCAGTTCAATACCGCAATATGCACAATGACCACCAAATTTTTGTTTTAATTCGGCACGTTGAATTTTGGTTAATTTCATAAATCCACCACTCTTGTACTCGGGCTAACATGATTGCGAATGTCTGTGACGTGGTCTGTTGTGTCATCTATGCGGTGACCTGCTTTGATTTCTTCAAGGGTTGCGTGTCTGAAATTAATCTTATGTCCAAAAGAATATTTGATTGAATCACTCACAAAAGCTCTAATAAAATCTTCATGAAACATTTGAATTTTAAGAACTCTATTCTGTGAGTGGCTTTGGTTTAAAACCACCAAATCCCCCACCTTAAACTCGGAAGGATTGCTTCCTTGTTCGTCATGTTTTGCAATGGCGGTGCGGAGGTCGTCTATCCGTACAGGGTGAAATCCAGCAGCCCTAAAATACAAACCGTCGTTGTCTGTTAAATTCCATTGATCATGAAAGCCATTGTGAAACATGAATTGAGGTGATTCACGAAAGTAGTAACCACCTTGATAACTTTCAGCGTTGGTAGGTGCTTTAGAAACAATCTCTCTCATCCGCTCAATTGTCAGGTTGTTTATCGTTGTCATAGTGCCACCTCATAATTCGACTTAATGCTGTAACGTCCACTTGTCTGCTTGTTGTAATGAATTGGATAACAAGCCTTGCATGGTGCTTCGTATTGTTTTTTCTCCCCCATCTTGTTTTTTCTTTTGCGATGAAAGAAAAACTCATCATCGAGTGGATAATATTCATCACAACAAATACAAAGTTTTTCTGTGCCAAGTTCGGTTTCAATGTATTTAGGTTTTGATTGACTCACACCGCCACCTCGAATAAGTCAGGCTGTCTTGCTTTCTCAATTCCAGCCGATGCAATACGCTCTTTCGCAATTTCGAAATACTTTTGTTCTTTCTCAATTCCAATAAAGTGACGACCAGTATTTACACAAGCTACGCCTGTGGTACTGCTCCCCATGGTGTTGTCTAAAACAGTCTCACCCTCATTTGTATATGTGCGAATTAAGAATTCACAAAGAGCAACTGGTTTTTGCGTTGGATGAAAAGATGAGTTTTGAGTATCAGTTGAGAAAACTTGAATGGATCGCGGATAACGCTCCGTTGATTCATATGTATAATCATTATTCATTTGACCATACACATCTGTCTGCAGATGTTTTCCACGCGATGATTTTTTAAGCTTATGACCAGTCGTTTTTTGCGGATTGTAAGTGCATTGCTTTTTATAAAAAACACTAACGATTTCATGGTTTCTCATAGGTTGTTTTTTTGCATTTAAAAAGCCAACCCCTTTAACTTTGTCCCAGACGATATCGTATTTAAAATTCTGTAAATTAGACAATCTTAAATGACTAGAGAATGGTTCAGCGCCAAACAAGACTACCGCCCCATTAGGTTTGATTACCCTCTCATATTCAACCCAAAGCGGCTCAAATGGGATAACAGCATCCCAACTGCAGCACGTTGTCCCATACGGCAAGTCGCAAAGAATCATGTCTACGGTACCACTCTCGATTTCTTTCATTCGCTCGAGACAATCACCATGCATTAGATTGAAGTCTTTCACACCCCACCCCATACGCTTTCCACGTCTGCAATGGCTTGCTCTAAACGCAATTGACGAGGACTCTTAAAATCCCAATCCAAATCTATGTACTTAACTTCAATTTTTGCATTAACTAGCCCACCATAAGACCCCACCATCTCCCAGCTCTCGACTAGGCTTTTTAATTCTTCATATACACCATCATCTGATTTCAAATCTTCAGAAGTACATACTGAACAAGCACAATAATCAGACATGTAAGAGTCAGTGTTCATTGTTTGTGAACTTCCGCCATTTCCACATTCATTGCACCAAAAGAAATACCAAACTTTATCATCCAGTGGGGGCGCATTTTTAATAGCTTCAACAGCCTTCACCCACCCAAATTTCCTAACAAACTCAACCGCATTCATACCGACTCCCCTTGCATCCGTTGATCACCCCAATTGCACTCAACTAGAGTTAAACCGCCCTGTTGGAATCTTGACCACAGACGATCACCCAAATCTTCTTTGAGTTGTTTGAGAGTAAAATTTGAGATAAGCATTGTTGATTTAATTGCGTCATAACGTGAATACAAGACTTTATGAACAAGCTCTAAACGCTTTTCACGGTCATGTAGACCATATTCATCAAGAATAAGTAGATCGTACTGAGTGAACTCATAAATCAATGATTGCTCTGATTGATCTTTAGTGTCCTTATCCCATGCATTCATTATTTTTTGAGCAAGTTCTTCACTTGTGATGTATCGAACGTAAATACCCTTGTTTAGAAGTGTTCTAGCAGTTGCACAGCTTAAATGAGTTTTCCCAGTACCAGTTTTGCCTGACATGATGAAATTTCTTTTATCACCAGCAATCATTAACTTGGCAAAAGACACACTTTCCGATAAAGCATTTTTTTGTCCAGGTAATTCTGGATTCACGATGTAATTTTTAAACCCTGAATTTTGATGACGTTGAGGAATCATTGCGCCAGCAAAATGATTATCACGTACCATTTGATCTACTTCTGCTTGATGCTCCTTATTGCCAGTTACTACATCTGAAATGGCACATTTAGGGCAGGTTTGAAAAGGTCCTGTCTGAATCATTTGAACTTTGTGTTTGGTGCAATATGCACTTACTTTTTGAAATTCCATTGAGGTCATAGCATTCATACGAAGTCCTCTGGTATTTCAACGTTCTCTACTGGACCCTGATATTGAGGAATATCAGCCCATGCATCATTAACATTTCGATTTACTATTTGTGATTTGGTCTTAATCAATCTTGTTTGTTTTTTAGGTGTAGATTTTAAAATCTGATCCTCAAACTCTTTTAGCAACCAAGTAACAAATTTTCGAGTTTTTTGGTTTTCAGTCAGTGAAATTTTATCTTCCCAGTGCGCATTAAAATTTCCTAAGTGAAATTGAAAATCAGGCATCAATAAAACTTCGTCCACTCGTTGACTAAATTTTGTTTGACGAATGATATTTTTTAAGAATTCAGGATTAGGTTTCCATGAATCGTCCTGAGTCGAATTTTCAGACAAATTCTCTTGAGAGTTTATATCTGTAGTAATCTCTGTAGTATTCTCTGTATTTGTCCCCCTTTTGAAATGGGGAGCCTCCCTATTTGAAAAGGTAGACCCTCCCCATTTTGAAAGTGATAGGGTTGTCACTTCAAAAAGCACAGGGGTAATCAACTCAATAAATAAAACATTGTTATATTTCTGACTGTTAGCCTCAATTGTTCGAAAATGACGCTTAATCACTCCAAATTGCTCAAGACGATCTAAAGCCTCTTTGACTTGCTGCTTAGAGAATCCATATTGATCAGAAAAACTCTGATAAGAACGTTGCAAAAGATCAGCTTTAAACTTCTTTTTCATGCTTATAACTTGACCAGAATCCTCATCACGAACCACAGTTGGACGATGCCAATACACTATTTCAGAGAGTAAAATAACGGCATTTACATCAGGTTTTCCATTCTCTAGACGAAATGAATTAAACCAATTAGTAGGCAATACATTTCCCTCTAAATGAACACTCCCTACCTGATCAACGACCTCATGCCCTGTACTAAAATAATTCATTTAGCACCTCCATTCAGCTTGACGAATCCACGTTTTTCCAACTGTCGAATAATTCGTGGTTCGACATACTCGTTTTTGATCTTGTATCGTGTTCTTGATTTCTCTATTACCTGTATTAATGGAGCGCCCTCTTGCATTAAACGGCGCACAACTTTGGCTTGCCCCCCCATTTTTGTTGTATGCTCGATGAGGTAATAAGCCTCTTGAGCTGCTATTGCTTCATTCATTTTTGATAAAGGCATTGCTGCAAGCTCTATGGCTGTGTAAATTCTTACGGGTTCTAGCAATGGGATTACCGCTTCAATTGGAGCTTTTGAAACAGAAATATCCTGTTTTCTTTTTGCTGAATATCTCATTGCGCACCACCTTTAGGTTTTACATACCCACCGAATGAAATAATCCGATCAGCTCTTATCAAACTTGAGATAACTTGACTGGCAAACCAGATTGTAATTTTGAATCGGTAAGCCATTTTTTGAGACAGTTCCTCTTTTGTAACTGCCGCGTTTTCTTCGTTGTAACCACGCATTTTTAAATTATTTTTCTTAATCTCATGCAAGCTTTCTAAAAGCTCTAAAGTTGGTTCATAAAACGACTGGATCTGCTGAGATTGCTTGTGCTCAGGTATTGATTTAAAGCTACTATTCATGAAACCTCCGCTAAAGCTTGTTCAGCTTCAGTTAAACGGCGATTGGCTTTGATTTCTGCCGTGGTTGCGGGGCGAATAAATCTTGTTCCACTGCTCCACTCCACATTTTTGGAATTAGTCATAACAACCCAATCCCCAAAAAAGTCACCCTTTACCTCAGTTACAGTAAATAAATCTGTTGATTGGTGATCAATAATTACAACCAAGTCCCCAGTCCTATAATTGTCTGAAATCTTGTTTGTGTCTTGCTGTTGTGATAAATTCGTTTTCATATTCAATCCTTGCAAATGTTTGAATTACTAAAAGCCTGATCCACGAAATCAGGCTTTTTCTATTTCTGCACCTGATGTAAATTTTTTCATTTGCTTTAGTGCTGCTTGGTCTACAGCAGTCGCCAATTCAATTAAATTCTGTGTGAGTTGGTGTATCTCTTCATATTCTTGAGGTGTTACCACACCATCTTCATAAGCGTCATAAACAACCTTGTTTGCTTTGCCTGACTTGATGTTGTGCTGCATCATTGCTTCAAAAATAGAAAGCTCATGGTGTTTACTTCGATCACACTCAACAGGCAGCAATGCATAACCAAGCTCATGCGCCCAAATTTTTAATAAAGCTGGGTTTTGCGTGTAATACAGAATTGCTTCTAATTTTTTGATGCTTGGTAAGTGATTCGGCATATTAATATTTGCGTAATTGCAAACTGTGTTATGCGAATCCCCTATTACTTGGGCAATGTCTTTAGGAGTAAAACCAGGTGTTTTACTTATCATTTGCCAAATAGCGTTTTG